CCCCAGGTTGGCGAGCCGGATGGGTTGTCCGATGTGGTGCGGACGTAGGTGGCCACGTTGATCTGGTCCGCAACCGTGCCATCAAAGAATCCAGGTTGCGCGTCGAAGTCGCCACTTATAGCGTCAAACAGCGTGGAGAAAACAACTGGACGGCTGACAATGTAACGTCTAATCCTGAAGTCATACACATCGCCAAGGTCAAAAGTATTTTGGAATTGGTATTCAGCACCGCAATCGCCAACGCAATAAATTGTCTCCCAATAACCAGGAGAAACGTAAACATTTGGTGTAAGTACAAGAGCTGTTTCACCAGCATCATATGCACAATTAGTCTTTGTTCCGTTAAATGGTGTAGCCAGGCTTTGTTCGGCCCATTCTTTTGCAGTAACCCGTGACTCAGGCTCTGGCAATACAACTTCAACGCCAGTTGCAATAACGGAGCGGTTGCCAAGGAAATCTTCAAACTTAAGGAAGTAGGTGCCAGGCAGCAACGGCACTTGCTTTTGCGTGGAGCTGCCAGCCACCGCCTGCACCACATCGTTGCTGCTGTTCCAGTCAGCGCTGGCAAGTGCCCGTGGATCGTGGCGGATAATTACGCGGCCACCAACCTGCACGTCAAGTTCTGGTGCTTGTTTCCAGGTAAGGATCACCATGTCCTCGCCAGTTGCAATGGCACTGAGATTTTGCACGTTTGATGGCGGCGCACCAAGACCAGCCACGGTGTAGTCGGCTAGTGCTGGCTCACTAAACAAAAGGCCAGATGAACTGACGCTACTTACTTGAATTTGGTAGTTGCCAGTCTTGGCGTCAAGGATGTCAAACGTGGTGCCTTGAACTGTGACCGTGGTGAAGTTGTCGTCTTCGTAGCGATACTTGACGCGGAACTTTTTAATCCCTTTTGGTGCAAACCAACCGAACGTAATCTTGACGGCAATACGCCCGTTGAGTTCATACTGCACCTCTGGGCTTGTTCCACCACCAAACTGAGCACTGCTGATAATTGCTAATTCACTTGGCTGCGTGGGAATTACGTTCAAATCAGTTGAATCTCTAAATTCAAGCGGTGCGCCATCTTCGATGTAGGCGTACTTGCTTTCATTGTGTGCAATGGCTGTGATGCCATAGTTAATGCCATCCGATTCATTAATGCTAAGCACACGCCAAGTGGTTGCTTGAAGCGTTGGACTTTCAAGAATCCAAATGCTGTTGGCGTTGGGAGCAGCAGTTAGTGCAGCTTGCAGCGTAATTACACTTCCAACAATGGTAGAAACTTCCCGTTGCTCTACGGTTCCATCAGGCAGGATTACGCTCAGTATTGAGCCACCTTCGTAACTGAGGTTAGTGCTGGCGGAATCATCCACCGTGATTTCAGTGGTTGTTGCCGAACTGACGCGACCAGCGCGACGTGATCCAGCGCGAACGGGATCGGAGATCAGGATGATTTGTCCAGGCCGCACCTGCTGACCAGCGTCAAGGCTGGATGCAAAGGTGCAAACTTCCTTTTCGTAGCGCTCGGAAAACAGCAACCACTTGCCAATGCGATTGGCTTGGCCGCGACTGGTGCAGGCAAAGGCACTGATTTCGGACTTGACCACGCCGTACTTGGCAATGGAATCGGTGTCTTCAACGACCTCGTAAGCCGTATCCCGTAGGTTCAAATCGAGATAACTCACTACAGCAACATTGGGCCTGATCTTCAGGCTGCTGCCGCTGTAGCTGAAGCCCTCGGGCGTTACGTTCGCTTGGTTGAACAGGTACACCGGATCCGATGGTGCATCCTGCGCAATGGTCAGACTGCCAGTGCTCCAGTACGCTTGGCAGCGCATGACGGACAGCAGATCATTGACCAGCTTGTATGCCTCTTCTGCGGTTTGGATTGAAGTGTTGCAGCTAAACCGCGCCTCTTGACCACCAAAGCCATCATCGACAAGTGCGTTGGAGTATTTGCTGGCGGCAAAAAATGCCCACTTATCAAGTTGTGCTGCGGCAATGTGATTGCCAAATCCATAGCGAGTGCTGGTCAGTAAATCGAAAAGTATCCACGCGGGACAGGATGTCCAGGTTGCTGCTGAAAACGTGCCGTTCCAGACAAAGTTTTCTGGGTAAATGATGCGGCCAGTTGCTGAATCAACTGTTGCACCGCTAGGAATTTGAACCTTGATCCCTTTGATCAAGTAGCTGCGGGTCGGGATGCTGCTGAACTGCTCAGCATCAACACGCAAGCCAACCAATGCGCTGTTTGCATAAGTTAATTTTGCATCAATAATCTCCGTGTAACTGCTCCAGCTAAAGGCATTGGTTAGCAACGAGTTGGTGCTGTCATCGGTAACGCGGGTAACTTTAATGTCAACGATGTCAGACGGGTTTGGCCGTACCAAAGCAATTAGATAGTCCTTGCGATATTCATCTGCCGTCCGACCACTGATGGTGTCGTCAATCTTGGTCGTGTAGCCACCACCCTGATACTGAACAGCAATTTGCAATTGCACACTGGTGCCCGATGTGTCACCATTGGTAGCGTTGATCTGTTGAAGTGATGGAACAGCAATAGTAATGCGAACAGAATCAACATCAACGTCGGTGATGGTACGAACCTGGGGCACAGCTTTAACAACCGTGAGGCCAACAGGTTTCTCGTCTTCAACACCACCACCTAAGGGAATGTAAGTTTGATTCTGTGTGCCGTTGCGGGTGTAAATTGTAACGTCTTGAAAGTTGTAGCTACCGTCCGGATTTTGCAGGACGGTGTTATTAAGAAAGATTGACTTGAAGCCATCCGCTAATCCTTCGATCTCGCCTTCAGAAATCAGGTCAATGACGTTGGCGTATTGCCTTGAATCAAGACTATCAGGCGCGGTTGATGGTGTACGGCTACTGCCGCCCTTGCCGCCTTTGCCAAAACCGCCACCGCCTGCACCAATGATCGTCATGCTTTCACCTGCACAGTGTCGGTGCCAGCAGAGATCACCACGCTGCCGACCAGCGTAAGGCCGTAGACACAAGGAACCGGCACACCTTGCCGGGATGTTTGTTGGATACCCGAAAAGTTATACGTTTTGCGTGGGTCGTTAACAGTGTCTGGCCCTTGCGGGATTTTGGGAACTGGTGTTAGTAATTGCGCGACGCCGCCAAGGGCTAGTGCAACTCCAAAAGCTTGGGTGGCGGCTAAGAAACCAATGTTTTTGGCAATGGCAGCACCAAAAATAGCGCCACCACCAGCAGTTGCAAAAGTAGCTAACGCAAATAATGCAACGCCAAGAATAATTTTTGCAGTGGCACCCGCACCCGCAACCACTGGCACAATTTTGATGTCCTGCTGCCCAGCAGGATCGTGGATTTCGTCCAATCCCAAGTCGTAGGTGCCGACCGTCACGCGGTAATACTGATCGGCCATGTGTTGCTCAATGCCAGGGAAATTGGCCACCAGCATCCGCACCGCCTCAGCCGCAGTGGCCACGTCAGCTTCGAGCACACGCCTGCCAATGAACTTGGCCAACTGCCCGTAGAGCTTGATCTTACGGAGCATGACGCAACCTCCTTCCGGTTACTTTAGCCAACCATCCACCATACATGTCCCGACTGCTCAAGCGACCTTGGATGTGATGGAGCACCATCCCGTCGCCAATGTACACCGCGCAATGGTTCAAGCCTGGTGCATTAATTGACATCAGCAGCGAGTCACCACGTTCAAGGTGCTCGTCTTCTTCCAGCTCCCGGAATCCAGTTGCCGCCCAGCAGCCGTCAAACATGGGTGCGGCAAGAAAGTTGGCTGGATCTGTTGGTCGTTGCCAGTCACGCAACGCAATACCATTTTCGGCGTACCAATCACGCGCCAGTGTCCAGCAATCTTGCACTGCCCACACCCATTGGCGGCCAATCAATGGTGCCTTGTAACCGCATGGTATGTAAGTGCCCCATGCTTTGGTCTTGGGGTTGACGATATGCCAGGGCAGCTTGCTGGCTTCTGCGGCCACTTTATCAGCCTCGCTGGGTAGTGCCGGTGTTATCGGGTGGCTGTGGACGATGGCTGCAATCTCACCAGCATCTTCAGCGGCAGCGTAATCCTCAGGATCCAGTACGAACAGTTGCTCGGGCTGCGTGGCAAGGTTGCGGCATGGCCAATAGCGCTCGCGGCCTTTGATCACTACGACCACGCCACAAGCCTCCCGTGGATCCTGTGCTTCAGCGTGCTCCAGAGCAGCGTCGCGCCAAGTCATGCGAAGTAGCTACCGATGCCAACAAATCCCCCATGGGGAAGTTCTGCATTTTGGCCAAACCGTGCCTTGCAACTATCAACCCGTTTGCCACAGACGTCTTCACTTGCGTTGCCAACAGGCGAATCGCTGACGTTGAAGTAATTGGTGCCGGTATAGCTGCACTCAGCCGAGCGGTAGACCCACTGACACCGGGTAATGCACTGCCGCTTGGGTGCCCTAACACCAGCCATATCAAAGGCGCTGGCCAGCTCAAACTCAACTACGTCGCGATTCTCTGCTGACTTACGATCCACGAAATACACCTCCCGTGGAAATTCAGCGTAAGGATCAGCCGTAGCGCTTGTTCCACTTTCGTATCCAACATCCCAGTAATTGCTTACGACGTAGCTGCCAGATGGGAAATTAACTGCATCAAGGAACCGGCCAAGCGTTCTGATGCGCGTAAATTTGGCACCTTCCAGACCTTCTGGCAAGGTTGAGATCAGTTGTGTGATGGTGCTAAGAATGTTGCTAATCCGTATCTTGGGACGCGGCAACGTTCCTTGGCCGCTGTACTCAAAACCTTCCACCTCAATGGGTAGTGCCATGTACGCTTGGCCATCCCACACCACATCGCCGTAACCGTTTTCATTTGTGCCAGCGTGGTAGTAGTACGTTTCCGCTACACCGTGCTGAGCTACGTTCAGCTCAAGCTGGAACAGTTCAATCAGTGCGCCAGGTGCAATCTCTTGTAGCGCACTGGTTACCTCTGCTTCGCTGTCGCTAGTTACATAACCAGCGAGCCAATAGCCGGTTACGACGTAGTTCATTGATTAAGCAGTAACAGCCTTGATGACGGCAAAGCCGATCACAATGGCTTCACCCAAGGAACCAGCAGTTATGTTACGAACATTAATGGAAGCGGACCCGGCTCCCGCTTGAGCATTCAGCAGGTACGAGCCAGCAGTGCCGCCGCTGACGTGGTTAAGCACCAAAAGATCCGTTGCCACGATGGTGGTGTTGGTCAACGTGAAACTGACGGTGGTGTCAGCCGCCAGTGATGCGTTGTGCATCGTGATCTGCCCGCATTTCTTGCTAAGCGTGACAGCAGTTGCCTTGCTGGTGGCCTGCGTGACCGTGCCACCCTCGCCAGTGATGTACCCAGCTTTATCGGTGTTAAGGTTCGTGAAGTTGGCATCAACCTCAGCGTGGGTCAGCGGGCTGCCTTTGCCTGCGCGGGTGACGATGGTGCTCATGGGGTTGGCTCAGAAAGTTGAGTAGATGATGCCAGTATTGTGGCACAGCTAAGGCTTTGAACAATCATGGTTCAAATACCTGCTCAAACGTGGCGCTGATGTTGTTGAAATTACAGCTTACCAAATTTGTATTCCATTGAACGCATATCCATTTCCCAGCGTATCCATTGGGATCTGTCCAATCAAAGGATTCAGCACCACCACGAGCTCGCAAAAACGCCAAGATGTTGTCGCGTTCGGTGTCGGTACGATTTGAGAATTGCAAGGACCATTTCTTGGGTTGTGTGTTTAGACCATAAGAAAGACGTTGCTCATATCCATCGCCAAAGCGAACACGTTTGACAATTGGCTGTTCTTCTAAGTCAGCCGTAAAGCTTGGCGTATAGGTAAAGGTTGCCATTAGCGTCGTGTACCAGCGAGCAGGCCGCCAGGGCGTTGTTGCTTCACCAATTCTGCCTGAACAGCAGCGGAAACGACAACCCCCAATTGCTTGGCCTGTGCTTGATCACCTTGAACGTTGGAATTGCCACTGGCATCCACGTTGACCACCACGCTGGTGTTGCCACCACCAGATGCAATCACGCCAAGCTTGCCGTTAGCGCCACGCTGCAACGGCATGATGGCCTCTGGACCAGCCTCACCCATCAAGCCAGTGCCATTGGCAAATGGGAAGATCGTTGGCCGATTTATCACGCCACCCATCGCAAATTTCTGAATGCCGTTCTGGGCAAAGACGCCACCGTCAGCAAACTGAAATCCTGGAAACAGACCGCCAAGTGCCTTGACAATCGGCTGAATGATTGCAGCGCGGATAGCAATTCGCGCTAGGTCGGAAAGAATGCTGGCAGCCAGATCTTTGAAGTTGGCCTTGCCGGTGGTGACAAAGGCCGTAAGTTGATCCTCCAGTCCCTGCAAGCCACCAACCACAGCGTCGCCAATAGCACCGCCTAGATCCTTCACGCTGTTGTAGTAATCCTGAAGCCGTTGCTGGATCCCTGCACCAATCGACTCGCTGTCAGCCTTTTGCTTTGCGGTGGCTGCATCCAATGCGGCGGCACGATCACGCAGCAGACGGACATGCTCAGCCAATGCCGGGTTGGTCTGGGCAAGAATGTCAAGCTGCAACAGGTTCACTTGAGCATTAAGTTTTTCCAGCTCTGTTAGCTCAGTCTTGCCGCGCGCAACCTCTGAAATCTTGGCGTCGTATTCAGCAACGCTCGGCAAAAGATCCTTCAACCCTTGCAGATAGTTCTGATTTGCTAGATCCACGTTGGCCCGTGACAGCTGGTTGATCAGGTCCTCAAATGGCTTAATGTCTAGAGACCCACCGGCCTTGTTGACTTCGCGGGCAAGCTCAACAACATTAAGGGTAAGTTCTC